TAGCTCAGTTGGTTAGAGCCCCAAACTCATAATTTGGTCGTCGTAGGTTCAAGTCCTACCTGGTGCACGAGATCTTTTATAGATCTACTTATATAAGGAGAATAAATGAAAACTGTAGGAGAAAAACTTGGTAACTTTGCCGTTACTGGAGTTAAGCCTGGGGCATTGTCTTATGATGATTCCTCATTTGAAGTACTAACGCAAGATTCTTTTCCAGGCAAATGGAAGATCATTGTGTTTTATCCAAAGGACTTTACATTCGTATGTCCGACAGAAATTGTTGCATACGATGCACTTGTAAATGATTTCAATGATCGTGATGCAGTATTGATGACTGGATCAGTTGATAATGAATTCTGTAAGGTTGCATGGAGAAATGCACACGATGACCTAAAGAAGACAAACTCATGGGCATTTGCAGATACAGCACATCAGTTGGCTGGAGATCTAGGCATTCATCATTCATCTGGTGTTACATATCGTGCAACATTTATTGTTGATCCAGAGAATACCATTCAGCACATTACGGTAAATAACCTTGATGTTGGTCGTAATGCAGATGAGGCACTTCGTGTGCTTGATGCACTACAAACAGGAGAGCTTTGTGCATGCAACAGACCTCTTGGAGGAGAGACTCTATAATGTCTTGGGTTGATCAGCTTAAGGAAAACCTTCCAGAGTATGCAAAAGACATTAAGTTAAATCTTGATGCAGTGATTAATAGGTCATCTATTGATTCTGAGCATGCTACATATCTTGCTCTTGCAGCTGCTTTTTCAACTGGCAATGGTAAGCTTGTTGCTTTCATTACAGCAAGTGCAACTGACGAGGTAGAAAGAAATGCTGCATTAACTGCAGGGGCAATCATGGCACAAAACAATGTTTGGTATCCATATTTAGAAATGGCAGATGATGCTAATCTTACTGGACTACCAGCACAACTTCGTATGAATGCAATTGCATCTCATGGTGGTACAACAAAGGCAAAGTTTGAGGCATACTCTCTTGCTTCTTCTATTGTTGGTAAGTGTCATTTCTGTGTTAAAGCACACTATGAAACATTGAAAGAAGAAGGCTATACAGTTGAACAGTTGCGTGATATCGGAAGAATTGCAGCAACAGTTAATGCATTAGCAAAGATACTTTCAGCTTAGCAAAAGTCCTGGGTATGACTAAAACTGCCCACAACAAACATCTGTAACTCAGTTGGTTAGAGTACCTGCCTTATATGCAGAGAGCCGTAGGTTCAAGTCCTACCAGATGTACAAAGCCTTTATAGCTCAGCGGAAGAGCGGACGGTTTCTACCCGTTAGGTCGGAGGTTCAAATCCTTCTAGGGGCGCTGTAAGTGGTACAATGATTAGTATGAACCTAGAACCTATTAAAACTATACCAATGTTTGATTATATTCAAAACAAGAATGTAGATGTAAGAATTTTTACTGTTGAAGATTTGTACTTAAACATACCAGAATCTACAGTGCATGCTGCATTTGCTTTAAGGTTTAACAATGACAAAGAAGGTGGATACTATGTAGAAATAGGATCAAGCCATTGGAAACAAAACAACAACACATATATGTTAGAAAAATATTTTAATTGGAAAGGTGTTGGCATAGACATAATTGAGGATGCAGCAAAAGAATATAACAAAAATAGATCTAACGAATGCGTGTTTGCTGACGCAATATCCTTTAATTGGGATAAGTACTTTGAAGATAACTCATTTCCTAAACAAATAGATTTTTTGCAAATTGATATAGATAAAACACCAGATTTTGCTAACCTATTGGCTTTAATTAACTTACCTCTATCAAGGTATAGATTCAACACAATAAGCATAGAGCACTGTTACAATCACGACTTAAGAATTTCCAAAGTAAGAGACATGCAAAGAGAGATATTGTTTGCCTATGGATATGAACTTGTAGCAGGAGGATTTAATGAAGACCTTTGGATTGATAAATCTCTAGGTATGAATGCTTCTGAATATCTTAGCATAACTGGAGAAACATGGAAGGGTAATTTTATTTAAAAATAAAAGATGTGTCTTCGTTTCCTTTTATAAATGAAGATATAGAATATCTTTCACCATCTTTTATCTCTAATACTTCATGCAATATGTTTGATTTGTGAATTATTAAAGAACCAACAGTTGGTTTTATTTTTAAGTCTATATCACGATAAAATGTTTCTCCACCTTTAAATTCATCATTTAAGTATAAGACTATTCCAAAAACAATATAATTTCCTGCACCATATTCTGTAAAATCATCTTCTCTTGGATTAGTCTTTTTTGGTGGCATTCCAGAATCAAAGTGAGCGTTCATAAACTCTCCAGATTTTAGCCTTCTAATATTTTGTATTCCAGTAGAGTCATAAATATTTTTAAAACATTCCACTATACTGTTATTGATTTTATTAACACAAGATACAAAGTCTTCGTCATAGCTAAAAAAAACATTATTTCCAAGACTTTCTGTATGCCAGCCTTCGTTGTCTTTGACATTTATCTTGGACAATAAAAAATCTATTGTATCTTTATCTATAAAGTTTTTTATTTCATAGATACCCTCATGGTGTTCTATAGTATTCATAAAACTAGTATACCAGACTCCATGGTGTATAATAGAATTGGGCTTAAAACAAAGGAGACATGGTGTTAAATATAGTTTTTTTGGGTAATTTCCGTGTTGACTACACAAGTGAGTCTCATCACGCAAACTCACTAGAAAGCTTAGGACACAGAGTTATTAGAATGCAAGAGTCTGATGCTAAAGCAGAAGACATTTTATCTGAGTGTATAAAGAGTGATTTATTTATTTGGATACATACGCATGGATGGAATACACCAGGTAAAATAACAATGGAAAAGCTGCTTGAGACATTAAAAGATTTAAATATTACAAGCATGACATATCACCTTGATCTATGGTTTGGCCTTAAAAGAGAAAAAGACCTAGAGTCATTTCCTGTATATAAAATGATTGATCATTTCTTTACTGTTGATAAAAAAATGTCTGAATGGTTTAATCAAAACACCAAAGTTAAAGGACATTACTTACCTGCTGGTGTATTTGGTCCTGAATGTATTATTAGAGACGTTACCAAAAAACACGATGTTATATTTGTTGGCAGCAAAAAGTATCATGATGAATGGCCATACCGTTCAAAATTAATTGATTGGTTAGACACTTCGTACGGTAATAGGTTTGAACACTACGGTAATGGCGGAGTTAAGTCAGTGCGTGGTATAAACCTTAATAAGCTTTACTGGTCTACCAAAGTAGTTGTTGGTGATACCTTATGCATTGACTTTAAATATCCTGACTACTGGTCAGACCGAATATATGAGACTTTGGGTCGTGGTGGATTCTTGATTCATCCATATATTAATGGTTTAGAAAATGAATTTAAAGATAAAGAGCATGTTGTTTTTTATGAGTATGGAAACTTTCAACAACTTCAAGAGTTAATTGATTATTACATTAAACACGATGATGAACGTGAAAAGATTAGATTAGCAGGACACAAGTTTGTTAAGAATAACTATACATATAAACATAGGTGGCAACAAATACTAGAGGAGCTAGGACTGTGACATCTATATTAACTCATGACAACTATACCTTTGAAATAAGAGAAAGCGCAGAAGATCCCAGCTATGATCATAACCTTGATTTTAAGGTAGTTAACGAAACATGGATAGAAAATGTTTATAGAATACATCAAGGACAGTTTAATGGTGCTGGTGTTTTTGTTGATGTTGGTGCAAACATTGGAGCTGTTAGTATTTTTGTAGATAATTTTAATAAAAATAGGAGCGACTCTGAAAAAATTAAAGTATATGCTGTAGAGCCACAGGCAAACAATCTGCATCTTCTTAACAAAAATATACAAAACAATCCTACTGAAAGCATTGTGGTAATTAATAACGCTATATGGCATAAAGAAGAAATGGTTTCAATTAGCAATCGTGGTGGAAATAGTAGTATTGTAGATCTAGAAGAAGATAAGTCAGATGTTTTAGCAATAACACTAGAGTCTTTATTCTTAAAATATAATATTGAAGAGGTTGATGTTATGAAGATTGACATTGAAGGTGCTGAGTTTGACCTTATTATAAATACTCCAGACGAAACTTTAGCAAAGATCAATAGAATAGTTCTTGAGTTTGATAAGTCTTTTGACGGAAGATTTGGAAAAATGATTGAAAAACTTGCAAAACAATTTGGTATTGATATTTTAGGAAGTCCTGAAAGAGGAGGATACGTTTATGCAAACAGATACTAAGATTGATTATTTAATTTGTATCCCTGTGTATAGAGTAACAGAAAGAATATATAACTGCATGGAATCTATACGAGATAAAAATGTTTTGCTTATAGATAATAGTGGTAATAGAGAGTGTGAAGTATTTGAAAAGAAGTATGGGTTTCAAGTAGAGTATCAGTCAGAAAATATTGGTTTATCTAGAGCATGGAATATAGGGTTAAAAAAGAATCACGACTGGACCTTTTTTGTTTCATCTTCAATGTTGTTTAATCAACCCTTTTCTCATATAGTTGACATGCTTAATGGCTTTAATGGTTTAATGTTTAGGACACAACACGGATGGCATTTAGCTGGAATAAACAAAAAATTAGTTGAAGCAATTGGATATTTTGATGAAAATTTTTATCCATATAATTTTGATGATTGTGATTGGGATCAAAGGTGCAGAATCCTTGAAGAACAAGTGATAGATAATCCTGATTCAGATGTTGCAGTTTCTTGGCGTAGTCAGTTTGTACACCCTAATTCACCTATAAGTTATGTAATGAGAATAAACGCACCTGCTGCAGAAGTTGATGTAACATGTCAAATAGACGGCGGTGCAACAATAGACGGACTAAGAATTAATATTGAACCTCTTCACGATTACTTTAAGGCCAAGTGGGGCGGGGATAGGACAAGAGAAGGTTGGGGAGAATATAAGTACCCATTTAACGATCCTACAAAATCTTTAGACTATTGGCCAATAAATGATATAGCAACATTAAAGAAAAGGTATGGTTTAAAATAATGTCTATAATAGGGATTTTGCCAGCATCTGGAAAAGCATCTAGAATTGGTGGTATACCAAAGTTTTGTTTGCCTATCTCTGATGAAAGATCATTGCTTCAGTGGCATGTAGAACAAATGCTAGAAGTATGTGATGAAGTTCGTATATCAACTAGGGCTGAATGGGTTCCTATTATACAAAATATGGATATGAATGTTAAACTAATTGTTCGTGAACCGTCAACAATGTCAGATGCCGTCAAGTTTATGATTGGCGAACAAAATGATACCGTTCTAATTGGAATGCCAGATACCTATATATTGAATGCCCAAGTAAATATTTATAAAGAAATGATGAAGCAAACAAATGCTGATTTAGTTTTAGGTGTTTGGGAATGCAGCGATGATATAAAAGGTCGTGTTGGACAGGTCTTGCTTTCTGGAGATAAAGTAATTGGTTCTGAAGATAAAGTAGATAGCTGTGATTACCCAGATATGTGGGGGACAATGTTGTTTAGAAAAAATATGATTAGATATTTAGATCCAACACTGGATCACCCTGGCAAACAAATAAAGGACTGGATATTAGATGGCAGAAACATTAGAGCAGTCAAACCTGGTGGTAAGTATATGGACATTGGAACACTAAAAGGATTAAGACAGTTATATAGAGAGATGGACTTGTGAGATTAGGAATAATCGCAAGATCTGATAACACTGGATTGGGTAATCAAACTAGAGAATTAGTTAAGATGCTTAATCCTAATAAGATTTTACTTATTGACTCATCACATTTTAATGAAAACAAACAACACCCAGAATGGTACTCTGGCTACAATGTTTTAACAACGAGTCATGGGATGGCATCTAAAGAAGAAGTTTATGAGTTTTTGGATGGCTTGGATGTGGTAATTAGCTGTGAAATTTTTTATAATAATTCATTTGTTTCTATAGCAAAAAAAAGAAAAGTTAAAACCATTCTTCAATACAACTATGAATTCTTAGACTATTTAGTAAACCCAGACCTTGAACTACCAGACATACTGGTTTCGCCTAGCACATGGAACTTTGAAGATGTTGTAAATAAATTTAGCGACAGCGCAAAGATAATACACCTTCCACCTCCAACAAGTGTTGATTTATTTTCAAATGCAAAAAATATTAATATGTCCAAAACACACAAAAAGATATTACATATTGGTGGCAAGGCAGCAGTAAAAGATAGGAATGGAACCAATACGGTTATTGAGATGCTTAATTATTCTAACGCTGATTATGAGCTGGTAATTAAAAGTCAAACCCCACTAGAAATAAAATGTGATGATCCAAGACTAACCATTGATACCTCTAGTCCAGATACCAGGGAGAGCCTTTACGAGGGCTATGACGCTATGGTTCTGCCTAGAAGATATGCTGGACTATGTTTGCCTATGAATGAGGCTCTATTAAGCTCTCTACCCGTTTTTATGACCAACATATCTCCTAACAACAGCATACTTCCAAAAGAATGGCTGGTGGATTCTGTAAAGACTGATAGGCTAATGACTCGTACAATGCTTGATATTTATGAAGGTGATGCCAAGATGCTTGCTAGTTTAATTGATCATTATTATGATAGTGATATATCTACCGCTAAGTCTAATGCTTTTGATATTGGATTTAATAATTTTTCTAATAATGCTTTATATGAAAAATATAAAGACTTGTTAAATCTTTAAACCTAAAGACTTAGAGACTGGAAGAATAAACTCATCACAGAACTTTTGCTTTAAATTACCAAGAGTCATAAAAGTTGCCTTGTTGTCTTTTATAAAGTGTATATTTGTTTTAAGATTTTTAATTTGAAGCTCTGTGTTTGTTAATATGTAAAACGATAGCCAAAGATCATCAATAATCCAGTACTGCTCAGGACAATCAAAAAAGTCATCATTAAGAAATAAGCTTGAATGACATATTAATCCACCTGTTCCTGCATAATTTCCTATTTCATTATTTTCTAACTTTATCTTATTATTATATACTTTATCTACAAAATGAGCCCAAAATGTTTTAACAGAATTTTCTTCATATTGATCATGACATTCCTGTATAAATGTATTCGGAATAATCTCATCATCATCAATAAAGATTATCTTTTCATATCCTTGTTGAGCTAACTCTCTTGCCATTAAGAATCTGGCAAATTGTTTAAATTCATTCTGGTAGTTATGTACAGTTACATCAACTCCTTTACCAAATTTTTTAATATAACCTAACAATTTTTCATTTCTATTAGAATTATCAACTATGTAAAAATCAAAGTCTTGGTTTGTTTGTTTTCTGATACAGTCAAAGGTAGTCTTTAGGTTCTCAAACCTAATATAAGTACACATAATTAACGCTGTCTTTGACATATATTCCTTTATGATCACGGCAAAGGGGCCAGAGTATTAGTCTGACCCCCTGCCTATTATACTTTATGCTACTTGATTATTCTTACCGCTACCAGATGACTTCTTGGCAGGTGCTTTGGCAGTCTTCTTTGCAGGTGCCTTAGCAGACTTTAAAGCCTTCTCTACGTCCTTAGCATCTGGCAAGATACCAAACGCCTTGTCATTAGGGTTAAGTGCTCTAATTGCAACTGGTGCAATTGCAGCAACAAGTGCTGTCCATAGATCCTTTGGATCTGTAACTCCTGCCATGTATAGGGCAAGACCTGATGCAAGTACTGATCTTCCATATGAAGATAGTAGTGCCTTTAGTTGTTCTGTATTCATTTTATTCTCCTAGGTTGTTTTCTAATGAAGGTTTATTTTTATACCCCTTCAATTCTGTGTATTCTTTAATAAATTTAATAATTATTTCTCTTTCTTCCATAGGCCAACCGTTAATTAACAGCTGATTAATTCCTTTACTTTCAAGCTCAACAACTAAATCATCAAATTGTTCATAGGTAAAGTATCCAACATCAGTAACTTCTGCTGATTTTTCTCCCTTTTTCCACACTGGCCTTAATGCATAATCTTTTAAAGAGTTTAGATCTTCTTGTGTTTTTCTTATTATCGGAGTGAGGGCTACCATAACATTCATACCACTTAAATCAAAAGAAACATCACTTAAGGACTGACCACCATGTTCATTTATGATTGTCCAGAATCCATTTCTATAATCCCTATATGGCAATATTATTTTATTACTATTCTTTTTAACTACATCAAACATGTATTCGTTTGTAGTTGAAACATAAAAATCTAGATTATTTTCTGAATTACCTGGCATTGTATTTAAAGAATTAACATAGTCAATCATGTAGTTTGATCTTTCAATTCTACTTGATGAGTCATTTACGTTTCCAATAATCCCACCAAACTCTAATTCATGATCTTTTATATATCCAGATATCAAGTTTATTTGCAATCTACCGCTGTCTATTTCATTGATTGATTGATTTATCATGCAAAGATATTGAGGAGAAATTGTGTAAGGTCTAATAGCTATTAAATACTTTATGTTTTCTTCTAGCTTAATGTCCTTGGCAACTCTAACAAACATATCTCCCTGTGTAGAGTCGTATGTAAACATAACTCCTGCAAAATTGTTTTTTTCTAACCTTGATATCTGTCCGCCATCAAAGTTGCCACCAAAATAATAAAACTCCATACTTTATTATCTCATACTTTCTTCAGTAATTTCCTTAATAATATTTACAATGTTGTTTGTTTCATGCTGACTTAGATTATTAGATATCAAAATACCATCAAAATTCTTTCTTTCTAAGCCATAAAAGAACTCTTTGAATTGGCTTTTTGTAAAAAATTCTATATCTTGTGGCCACCCAGACTTGTCAATGCTATCTATCTCTTCTTGACTTTCTCTAATTATTGGAGAAATATGTATCATTGATCTAGTTGGTTCTAGATTAAATTTATTTATCTTGTACCAAGAATAAGGGATTATACATTTATTGTTTGCAGAAGCATTAAAAACAAACTCATTTGTTACTGATATATAAAAATCAGGCAGTATTTTTTTTACCTCATTTAAAGTTTTTATATACTCTATTAGGTAGGATGATCTATCTATGCTTGATGACATATCATTAACGCTGTTTAAAATTCCACCAACTTTTTTTTCCTCATCATATACCCAACCAGATACGAAGTTAACAAGAATTCTGTTCTCTGATATATTATTCATTGATCTGTAGGTTCTAGACAAATACTGAGGAGATACTGTATATGGTCTTATAGCAACCATATACTTTATTTTTGTTTGTGGATCTATCTTGTTTGCAATATGTGTAAAGTAGTCTTCACCAAATGAGGACCAAGCAAAAAGAATTCCAGTAAATCCAGACTTTTCTAAAACCTCAGATAAACTTTTAAAGTCAAACTTATCTTGTCTTTGAAACCAGTATATGTTCAAGAAGATTCATCCTCTGGCAATAGCTTTTTTAATTCTTTATACTCTTGTGATATTTTTTTCATTGAGTGATAGTGTGGATAAGCATCTCCTACTAACCCATATTCATCAAAGTATGCAATCTCTGGCTCAATTTCATTAACAAACTTTTTAAGACCAGACTGAACATCCTCAATATATTCATATGCCCAATCACGAGAATCAGATAAAAATTTAATAAAGTTTTCTTTATGAACATCGCTTTGAGATTCTTCCTGTTTGGTACTATTAAATACATCTTCAACTTTTACTAAAGATATAGCCAACATCTTAACTCTTTGTGTTAAAGTAATAACCTTTAGAGTCATATAAATTGCAATTGATGAGACAATAAAAATAATTGCTCCAGATATAACCATGAATAGATCCATTTATTTTACCGCTTCCCTAGATACTAAAACAATTGCGCCTTCCATCTCTAGCGCACTTTTTAACTGAACTACATACTGTAAAGCTTTTATTTTTTCGTCATGAGTCATTGGAATAAAATCATACTCATTAAGCTTAATGGTAAGAAAGTGTTCATTGTCTATTAAATTAACAGCAAAGCCTTTAGGTGCAACGATAGAATGAAAGGCTCTACGCATTGAATCTGTATACATTAGAAATCCTTTTTTTCATCATCTACAAAGTTAAACACTTCTTCAAGTGACTGCCAGCCAATATCTTCTTTTATTTCTAATGCTGCAAGAAATATGTCCCATGTCTCATAAACATACTGAGTTGCAAGCTTACTTGGCTCTACAAGTTCGTTGTCAACTAAAAATGCAATTGGCAGACCAATATCGTTGTACTCAATAAAATCTTTAAAATATTTGTCTGACTTGTAGTCCATCCAAAGGTCTCCAAGTATTGAGCATATTGATTCAAAGCTGGTTACTTCTTTTCCATTGTTAGATTTTTCCACATTTCACCCCACTTCTCCTTGCTCCTATGTCTGCTAAACTCTCTAGATATTTCTCCATTTTCTAGATATATACCGCCCCAAACACCCCACTCTTTTCCAGATATACCATTAGCAAAGCATGTTCTTTGAACTGGGCAAGATTGGCATAAAGAATCTATTTTTGGTCTTAGAGATTCATCTTCTTCATATTTGTCAAAAAATAAATTGGTATCTGAATCAAAACAACGTCCTTCATCTTTCCATAAGTGTTGTTTCATATTTATACCTTATATCTATTTGGAATATCCCACCCATTACGATCAGGTACAAAGTTCTTAGCTAAAAACCACTTACCATTACGATAGATTCCATTAATTGCTGTTTTAGCCATATCAGACTGTTTTGTTTCAACAACTGTCCAGCCATTCCAATGAAGATTGTAGTTCTTGGCTACAATTTTTTCCATTGTTTCTAAATTATTTACTATCATCTTTACCCCTTTTAGTATCGGAAAATTCCAACTTCAACATTATTTTTTTCAGCAGTTGCAACAAGTTTTGATACAGGCTGCTTAGGCTTGCTAAGAAAAGCAAGATAGTTTACACTTTTAATATTTTCTTCAATGTACCAAGTAGGCACCTGTACAAATTTAATCTTTCTTCCACGAGACTTCATACCTCTTTCAGAAAGGTTACAAAACTCAGATACAAAAGAGTTAACAGCAGCAGGTCCTGCTGAGTAAACTACAAACTCTTTATCTCCATCTTGCATTCCAGAAAGAGCAACCCCCATCGCACGAAGAAAGACTTGATAATCATCAAAGTCAGTTGTTCCATGCACCGCTACTATCATCAGAATTTCCATCCTTTAAACTATCCAAAATGAATAGCATCTTATCAATATCCCTATTTGACATATTGTTTGTATCTACTGGCCTAACTGTCTCTGGATTTACTAACCCATCATCAGTGTCAGCCACATAAAACATATTGTTATGTACCCAATATGCATGATCCTCAATCATAAGAACCCTAACGCTATTGTTCTTCAAATGCTTTCTAGCCTGTGAAGGACGCTTAGGTTCATCAAAAAGATCTTTTGGAACAAAATGTTTTACTATCATGTGTATATCACTTTGTGTATATACTATCTTAGCAAAATGCTTTTTATTCCTTTTTACCGCTACTATAATTATAGAGCATGCTGCTATCAATGTCAAGCTGATAGCTAATAACTCAATCATTATCTTTCCTTTTTAGGATGCTTAACAGTATAGTTATCAATAATAGATTTAATTGTACCGTTTTTATTTAAACGAACAATCTTGCCATTTTTAATTTGTGTTGGATTAAATGATCCAGCCTTCTTCTTTGGCATTAATAGTTACCATTTTCTTGTGGTTTAAATATGTGTGTCAATGATTGAGAGTTTGTATAGTCTTTACCAAAATCAGAAAATAATGACTTATCTCTTTCACGGTTAGCAATTCTTCTTGACCATGAGTAACCTGCGTCGCCACCCCATGCAAGCCACATGATGTATCCGTTAGATGGGTTTGCTGAGTTGCCCCAGTCCTTACCCTTCTTATCTACTTCATGGCGTGAGAAGTATGAGTACATTCTTTTAACAGTGCTAAGAGATATTGTTTCTCCTCTTGCTAACTGCCCTGCACGAGTCCAACCAACTGCAGTTCCTGCACCAGTTGCTTTGCCATCTTCTTTAAACTTAAGTGCTCTACGAGCTGCAGATCTTGCACCAGCAGGTGGTGAGTAACCTTCTGCTTTTGATACTGTATCTGTATCATATTCAACTGTGTCATCGTCTTCAAATAAGTCATCTGCTTTTTCTACTGGAACACAGTTAGGAACCATCCTACCGCCTTCTCCAGGCTTCATTCCACGTTGTACATATCCATCCCAACATGGTGCTTTCTTGTTCAT